AACGGGAAGGTGCGTGTTTGTTGGACAAACGAAACTTCCCTGGCATTTGCCCTGGATATTTTGCCAGAAAGTCCAGTGGTAGCAAGGGTTGGCAGGAGAAAAAGCCAAAAAAATCTGGACAATAAAAATGAAAATAAAATTGGTCAAAAAATAAAAATGACTTTTGGTTTGGGGGTATGCTGCGTGTGATGCTATAGAGCCCGTTGGTTCTAAACATCTCAAAAAATTTATTACCTTTGCATATGCTGTGGGATATAGAAATACATAATCGTATTAGAATAGGTTTCGCAATTGGATGGCAATATTACGCATCAGATGAGGACCATAATTTTTCAGAGGTTACGATTTTTCTAGGACTCATAAGTATGATAATAAAATATTAAACATGGAAAATAAAATAAGTGATTTTGTAGATGGTCTATACGTCAAGGACGGAAGACTTATAAATGGCAGACCTAACTCGATGATGGGAATAGAAAAAGTTTCTAAAATGAGACAAGAAGTTAAGCGTCAAAAAAACATACAGGAGATATCAGAAGGTATTCAAAGAGCAAAGACTCTTGAAAAATTTATGAATTAGTCATTCATATTAGTTAGTTTTAATTGTGTTAAAGAGGTTACCTCACAAGGGTAGCCTTTTTTTTTATTTCTAAAAACAGCTAAAAAAGCCTATTTATGACGAAGTTCGTCATATCGATGACGAAAATAAATGAGTTCGTCATGGACTAACTAACTGGTTATTAATACTTTATTTTTTTTTATGACGAAATGACGAAAATAGAAAGGGTCGCATATAAGAGAAGGAAAATAAAAAGTAATTTTATATAGAGTAAGTAGAGGAAGAAAGTCGTCATTCGTCATGGGCGGTTTAAATTGTTTTTTATATATTTGAATAAATCAAATCAAATCTAATGAATACATCAGGGGGGTACTCACCGAAAGACTTACATTTTAGTCACAAAGCACAGAAGAAACTTATCAGCGGAATATCAAAGATGGCTATGGCCGTCAAGTCTACGCTTGGGCCTATGGGGAACACAGTTCTTATAGAGTCGCCTAGTCATACACACGGTATAACCGTGACCAAAGGATGGGGTGACGGTTGCCAAGTCCATACAACTATTAGATCCTGTGGAGAACCTAGCTGTTCAAATGCTGCGTGAAGCGGCATCGAAGACTGCAGCCAATGCAGGGGATGGGACAACTACGGCTATTGTTCTGACAGAAGCGATAGTGACTAAGGGTATGGAGCTCATACAGGAGGAGGATAATAAAACTCAGGTCCTTCGTGATATGGTTACACTAACCAATGAGGTAGTGGACAATCTAAAAAAGAAGACTCGCAAGGTGAGCAAACAAAAACTGCTAGATGTGGCGACCATCTCCTCGAACAATGACAGGGGGGTAGGAAAAATAATAGCCGACACTTATAACAGTGTGGGTAAAAATGGGATAGTAACGGTGGAGAAATCCCAGGGAGCTGAGACAAGCTTCGAGACTACCAATGGTCTAAAGGTAGACAGGGGATATTCATCACCGCTGTTTATAAACAACCATAAAAAAGATGAGTGTATACTCGAGGATGTCTATGTGCTAGTATCTGATGCAGAGATTAGCAACATACTGTCCATAGAGAATATATTAAAACCAATAATAAACGAGGGGAAGAAATTATTAATTGTAGCCCCATGTTCACAAAACGTGATAAACACCCTAGCGGCGAATGTCATGAAGAACAGCTTGAAGCTTTGCGCCATAATTCCACCCTCCTTTGGCTATAAGCAACATGAACTGATGGGCGATATCGCACTGTCAGTGGGTGCTACATATTTTTCAGAGAAGACCGGTGATGATTTGAGCATTATAAACTTTGAGGACCTAGGTCACGCACAAAGGATAATAGTTGGCAAGGACTCAACGATCATATTGAAAGACAATGACCATGTGGACCAGACGGCAATCAAAGAAAGAGTGGACCAGCTATGGGACGCACATAAAATTACACAGGCAAAAGTAGATAAGGAGTTTATACTATCACGTATCGCTTCGCTCACAGGAGGCGTTGGTGTTATCTACGTGGGTGGAAACACAGACCTTGAACAAAAAGAACTATTCGATAGGGTTGATGACGCAGTATGCGCAGTCCGTAGTGCCCTAGAGGAAGGCATACTCCCTGGGGCTGGACTGGCTCTGTATCAAGAGGGGCTGTTAATGCAAGGGGAAAAAAATTCCGATAAAAAAATCGCCAAGGCGATTTTGGGGGGAGCACTGTTAGAGCCCCTAAAGCAAATACAACAAAACGCAGGGATAGAAAACCACCGAGTGTATAACGAGAAGAACATAGGGCTTGACGTTAAGACAGGACAGGAGGGAGATTTAATTGAGATGGGGATAATAGACCCACTGAAGGTTACCAAGCAGGCACTTCAAAACGCAGTCTCGGTAGCGGTGACTATACTTTCTACTAACGCCATAGTTACTATGGCAAGAACAATAGAGACAGAATAAAACATATAAAAATTAAATTATGCCATTTATAAAAAAAGATGTATTAAATCGTAAAAATAGAAAAATTGAACATTATGAAAAAGAAATAGATATTCTTGAAAAATTTGTACAATATGTTTACCACCATAACGCTAGGTTATTTTATGATGCCAATTATTTTATGAAAAAAAATTACGGTGAAGAAGTGGAGTTACCTTACGAATCATATTCTGATGAAGAAGAACCAAGGAAATTAAAAATAAAATTAAAAGAATATTCAATTTATAAGGATGAGACTTCTTAAGTTTACTCTTATCTGGATAAGTCAAAACTTAGCCATACCATTTTGGATTGTAGGGCATGTGCATTTATCGATACATTCGTTTCATGACCTAGTAGAGGTAGCGTCCTCAATTGGTATGAATCTACTTGTGGCTATTGGGTTTGTAATAGATTATAAAAGCAGTAAATGAAACTATTTAATAATAAAAAAAACAAATCAATAGATTGTCTTATACACTCTTCAATATTAGATGACCAAAAAGATTTGTTTGTTAAAAATATTATAGAACCTGCCCTAAAAAGTCAACCCCAGTGGTGGAGAAAATTGAAAGTTCACATGATTAAAGAGCTGGGTGAAGAACAAAAATTGAATGTAAAAACTTGTCCTGCTTTTATTGAGTTGTTTAAAAACAGTTATATAATTAAATCTCCATGCGACTGGATGTTTGAAGCAAAACCTGGAGAATATTGGAAATTTTTAACATCTAATAATAATTTAGCGCAAGCGGAAGACCACAACCTTGATTTACAAATGAACTCATTTTCTAAAGGAAATGTTTTTAACTTTAAATTGAAACTACCAATGACAATTAAATCCTCTCCTAATTCAGGAGCTACAAAGCTTGTATATACTCAACCTTACTATCATAACTATAAGTTTCCCTTAACCGTTATGCCTGGTGTTTTGCCTTTAGTAGAAAACATAAATGTGAATTTATCTGTCAATTATAGCTATGATAATAAAAAACACATAAAATTTAAATGCAATAAAGGAGACGTTTTAGCTTATTTATATTGTACAGAAAAAAAACTACCTAATATTAATATTATAAAATCAAAAAATAATAATGGGATGGGCTGGTTTATAAATAAATTTCACTCTTCTTACATTGATAATTTAAATGAAAAGCAGTAAATGAAAAACTTTTTAGAAGAAATACTAGACTACCTAATACTTTTCTTTCTGTTAATTCTTTTTGTATTAGCAGCATCTTAAAATAAACAATATGAAACCAATCGGAAAAAACATAATCATACAACCCATAGAAGAAGAAATCAAAACACAATCAGGATTACTACTTAGCTCTGAAGACACCAACCAACTAAGATACAAAAAAGGAATTGTAGTTATAGAGGGTACGGATGTAAGTGTTATAAAATCTCACGACACCATCTACTATGACAAAAGGGCTGGGTTCACCATGCTAATTAATAATAAACCTTTCACTATTATTCAGGAGAAAGACGTTGTTGTTGTCGTCTAAGATGATTCATCTCTAGTATCATTTTGCGATACGCTTTGTCTGAGTACTTTACATTCTTAACAAAAATAGGATTGTTATTTAAAGAGGTTGGTATTTCTTCACCAGATAATTTTTTATAAACAGAACTAATAACTCTTTGTGATTTAAATGTTAATCCATAAAGAGATTTATGTTTTTTTCTACGTTTACGAAACACCTCTATCCACCCATCACGAAGTAACCGGTCAAACCTATCTTCATTCCAAGAGAGCAAGCTATCAAACTCATCAAACTTTTCTTTAGAGAATATGTCTTCACTGTATAAAAACAGAAGCATATCAAGGTCAGATGTAGTAAGTCCGTACTTGGATTTAATAAAGTACCTGATAACTCTCCAGTATTTTAAGCAATCATTTACTTTTAATTTCATTAGATTAGATTTATTATCTTTGTAAAAATAAGAATATTATGCAAGAAAGAAAACGTGAGCCTAAACGTAAAACGCAAAAAGATTTTATTAAAAGCAAGTCGCCAAGAATGGGAACTGTGTATGACACGGTAGCTTTTCAAAATTATCAAGCTGAAAGAATAAGCAGATTAATGAGTACTGGCCCAACAGGTATGCCTTATTATAAAAGCACTGGAACAATGGCTTCCACCAGATAGACCTAAATTTAAAATGGGTAAGTAATAACAATTAAATAATTAAATTATGCCAACAGTAATATATCCAGGAGGAATGAAAGAGTTTCCTTACAACGCACCAGGTAAAGCGCAAGCCTATGAATTTGCAAAATTAATGAAGGGTAAAATAAAAAACAATCCAAACTACGGTATGGAAAAACAAAACACATCAAGCTACTAATGAAGACAAAAATGAAAAGAGGTAAAAAGGTTTGCTGGGAGTATGGCAAAGGAAAATATTGCGGTACGTTAATTCCTAGTATGGAGAACGCTAAGAACAGGTATGCTAGAACTGAAAACGGAAAAATTAAAACTTTGCCTAAAAAATAATGGCTACTAAAAAATTTAAACCACACCAGATGTTTAGCAAAACAGGAGTAGCTAAAATGGCTACAACCATGAAACAGCATCTATCCTTGAAGAATAAAGGATATACACATAAAAAACCTAAAAAGAAATAACATGGCTAGACCAAGGGCGGGCAAAGCTAAAGTACAAGTAACGTCTGACGGAAGACGAATTAGTTACGGTCAAGCAGGAAACGCTAAAGATGGAGGGCCTAGAGTTAGGCCTGGTACTACTAAAGGGGATAGCTACTGCGCCAGAAGTCTAGGTATAAAAAGGCGTCTTAGTAAGAAGAAGCAAAACGACCCGAACACTCCAAACAACTTATCGAGAAAGCGCTGGAAATGTGTGGGCGCTAAGTCTGCAAAATAGACTATAAAAATATTAGTATCTTTGTATAAATAAAAATTTTATATTATGAAAAAACAAGGATACAATTCAAGAGACGACGAAGCAATCGCAGCTCGTAACGGTAAGAAAAAACAATCTTTAAAAGACAGAAGAAACGAGTCTAAAGGAATGTACAAGTATTACGGAGAACACCCATACTCAGCTGATTCAAACATGAAGTAATGGCTGCAAAAGGTAGAACTAAAAAAAACGCATTTCCTGAAATCAAAAAAAAGAATGAAGGGAAGTTCACTAACTGGGTAAATAAAAATATGCCAGGTAAGTCTACTTGTTCTGCTGCATCAGCAGTAATGAAAAATACAGACAAGTATTCTAAAGCGGTAGTAGCCATGGCTAACTACGCAAACAATTTTGGTTGTAAAAAATAAATATTATGAAAAAACTAGGAGCATGGCTTATAAAAACATCGCACGCAATCGCAAGATGGTGGGGTGGCTTGACACATAATTTCAAATGTAACTGGAATAAGATTATATTTGCAATATCATTTAAGATGAAAGATTGTAAAAAAGAAAAGTGTATATGTATAAAATGAAGTCCAGGGGTCTGGGAGATGATATAGAAAAGTTTACTAAGTTTACAGGCATCAAAAAAGCTGTAGATGTAGTATCACAAAAACTTAATAAAGATTGCGGGTGCAGCGAAAGACGAGATGGTCTTAATCGTTTGTTTCCGTATAGTAAAAAAAATAATTAAAAATGGCATACCAAAAATTACAAGGATATAGAGCATGGCCTGTTAACAAATCAGACTTAACAGACATTCCAAACATAGGAATAGTAGGTCCAAGTGGAACAACAACATCTGCTGCAACCAAGCAACTAATTGATAGCAATGCAAACTTTACTGCAGGAAACAGTTCAAACTGGTATGATCGTAGTAAATACTACAGATGGTACTCAGACAACAGTCCTGAGTATAGAGAATACAACCACGTTAAACTTGACTGATGATATTATGGCAAATGCAAAGGCTTATCAGTTATACGATGGTAATCAAGAAGGTGCCGTGTTGTATATAGGTACAGCAGGAAATTTAAAAGTAACAACCGTAGGTGGTGATGAGGTTACTTTTCAAGGAGTAAACACAGGAACTTTTTTCCCAGTGAATGTAGTTAAGGTTTTTGCGACAGGAACAAGTGCTGATAACATAATAGCTCTTTGGTAATATGCCGTCATTTATTGCCATAGGGAATTGGATAGGACAAAGAGAAGCGGGGCAAGCTCCGTTTGGAAGTGAAGATATTATAACTGAACTTTCAATCCAAATGGTTTCAGAATTAAATAGTAATGACTTAATAACAGAATAAATTAAAATAAAATGGCAGTAAAATTTTCACAATTTACAACAGGTTCTTCTCTAGCAGATATAGATTATTTCGTTGGATATAAAGGAACTGACAATATACAAGTAGCGAAGTCCTTGCTATCTGGTACAACTTATACAGTAGATGTCCCAGCAGCAACAACTAATATTAACCTAGCAGGTAGTGATGGTACAAATGATGCTATTACTTTGATTGGTGGTACTGATATAACATTAGCGCATACAAGCACAAGTTCAATAACAATTAACTCTACAGCAACTGGAGACACTTATGATTTAAATGCTACTGCTGATGGAAGTAATGTAGATTTAAATTTAACTTCAGGTTCAGGTACGTGATAATTCTGTTGTACAGTTTACTGCAGGTACAGGAATTACTTTAACTAGAACTGGAGCTCAAGAAATAACATTTGCTTCTGCCGCAGGTACTACAGTTGTCAAGGATCAGTTTACAGGAAACAACTCAACAACAGCATTTACATTATCAGTAACGCCAACGGCAGCTGCTAATCTGAATATATTTATTAGCGGTGTATATCAAAACTCCAAAGATTCTGGGGGAACGGCGAAACTATACAGTTGCAGGAACGACATTAACTTTCGCAACAGCGCCACCGACAACCGCAGCAAATGGAATAGAAGTAGTAATAACACAATAACGTTTAGCTCATGGCAACAAACAAAGTAACTACAAACGTAATTGACATGAGTGGTAACACTGGAGGTCTAGTGTGGGCTAAGGGAACTACAGGCTCAAAGACCAACGGGAGTTGCTGGAGACCTACGTTTAAATACAACAGACAGCAGACTCGAATACAAAGACAACGTAGAATGGAAAAGATTTTCTGAAACAACATCATCTGGACCTCCTGGAACACAAAACGCTGAAGTTTTTATGGTAGGTGGAGGAGGAGGAGGTGGAGCTCAAAATAACGTAAGTGGTGATTATCCTGGTGGTGGAGCTGGTGGGTATACCACGACTACAGCCACTATAGCTTTATATGGAAACGTAACTGTTAATGTAGGAGCTGGTGGAGCAGCCGGAGTTTTAGGTGTTAGCGCACCTGGGGTTATTGGAGGAACTACAAGTATAGTTAACAGTGGAACTACGTATTCTATTGGCGGTGGACAAGGTGGTGCTCAGAGTTATAAAGGAGGAGACGGAGGTTCTGGTGGTGGAGAAGGCCAAAGCGGTGGTGGTGGAACTGATGGAAGTGATGGTGGAGGTGGAAGCCAAAGAGGAATTGGACAAGGGACAACAACAAGAGAATTTGCCGACTCTGGTAGAACATTATATTCTGGAGGTGGTGGAGCTGGAAGATGGAGCAGTCCAACACCTGGTGGAGCAGGTGGAGGTGGTGATGGTCAGAGTGACAACTATAACCTAGGTGGGGGTACAGCAGGTACTACTAATTTAGGTGGAGGTGGAGGTGGAAGGTCTACTTATCCAACACCAACACCAGCTCAAGGGTTACCAGCTTATCCTGGTGGTTCAGGTATTGTGGTGGTAAGGGTCAATAAAAGCGCTATTACAGCAAACATAGGGGGATATTCAAGCACTAATTCAGACGCAACTTATAATTATTATGTTTTTAATAATTCCACAACAATGACAGTAACAATATAACGATGGCACACTACGCATTTTTAAATAACGACGCAACAACAGAAACTCTAAGAGAAGAGCTTACAGTATTATGGAGTGAGATGAGTACGCTTACTTCTATTGAAGAGCCGACCCAGGAAGATACAGCTGCGATTGAAACAAAACAAGAAGAGATTGATGCAAAATACCAAGAGATAAATAATCAGCTGTGCATAGTAACCAATGTTATAACTGGAGTATCTGAAATAAAATATGAGGTTGGTAGGGATGAAGAATTTGAGCAAGAAATGATAGATTTATACCACACAAGGGTAGGTAAAACACCAGAAGAAGCTGCAGAAATAGAAGCTGAAGCAAAACAAAAAATTGAAGAAAAAGGCCCAATTCCTTCAACTGAAATAGACAATACGATTTACTGGGAAGGGTATTATGGAAAAGGTGGACTATGCAAAAGAACTTCTTACAATACAATAGGTGGTGTTCACCAAAACGGAAAAACACCTTTTAGAAAAAATTATGCAGGTATAGGATATACTTACGACCCTGTAAGAGATGCGTTTTATGCGCCACAGCCATTTGAGTCTTGGACTTTAAATGAAGATTCCTGTCTATGGGAAGCACCAGTAGTTTATCCAGATGATGGAAATTCGTATATTTGGAATGAAGAAATTATAAATTGGGAATTGGTAGAATCTACAATAGAATAATATGGCAACAACAAAAATTAGAGGACAATTAGTAGATTTAAATGAAGCGACTTCAGAGAGCGGACTAAAAATCCCTACAGGTACAGCATCAAATAGACCGGCTACAAATGTTACAGGTATGGTTAGAAACACTACATCTGACAGTTCTTTAGGTTCTGCTTCTTCAATCGAGTATTATAATGGAGCTGAATGGAAAGCGATAAACAATACTGCAGTACCTCCTGTACAAGTTGACTTTTTGGTAGTCGCTGGTGGTGGTGGTGGAGGTGGAGCTTTAGGTGACAGTTCTGGAGGTATTGGTGGAGGTGGAGCAGGTGCAGGAGGATTGAGAACGTCTTATGGTTCTACATCTGGAGGTGGTTCATCAGCTGAATCATCATTATCTTTAATTCGTTTAACTTCTTATACAATAACAGTGGGAGGTGGTGGAACAGGAAATACTAAAGGTTCAGATTCTATTTTTTCTACCATTACTTCTGAAGGAGGTGGTGATGGAGGTGATAGATTTGGCTCTGCTGGTGATGGTGGTTGTGGAGGAGGTGAAGCAACTGATGCTAGTGGTACACCTGGTCAGGGTACTGCTAATCAAGGATTTAATGGAGGCCCGACAGGAGGGTCTGGAACTGGTAGGTCTTCTGCTGGTGGTGGTGGAGCAACTGCAGCTGGAGGAGCAATAAATTCTACAACTGGTGGTGGTGGAGGTGCAGCTTTAGCTGTTTCTATTACTGGCTCATCAGTAGCGTATGCTGGTGGTGGAGGTGGAGGTGCAGGAGGTACAGGTTCACAAAATGGTGGGGCAGGAGGCTCTGGAGTAGGTGGTGATGGAGGAAATGTTAATGGTGGTAATGGAGGAAACGCCACAACTAATACTGGTGGTGGAGGTGGTGGAGCAGCCGGAGGTACAACTACAGGTGGTACAGGGACAGGAGGTTCAGGTATTGTAATATTAAGACTACCTACAGCAGACTATTCAGGAACCACATCAGGAAGTCCAACAGTTACTACAGATGGTTCAGACACAATATTAACGTACACAGGAAGCGGAACATATACAGCGTAAATTATGGCAACAACAAAAATTACATCACCGGAATTATTTGAATTAGAAAGTTTAAACACTGCTTTAAAGTTACCGTCAGGTACTACTGCGCAGAGACCGACTAGTCCAAGTACAGGTGAGTGGAGATATAACACGACTACTAACTTAGTAGAGTTTTGGGATGGAGGACAATGGAGACAATTACAATCCGAAGATTTCCCGCCAATACCTAGCGAGCATTTTAATGTTGTTTTATATACTGGTAATGGAAGTACTCAGTCAATTACAGGAGTGGGATTTAAGCCTGACTTTGTTTGGGTAAAAGTAAGGTCAACTACAGGTTCTGGTCCAATAGCTGATTCTTCAAGAGGAACAGGGAAAGCAATGTATTCAAATTTAAGTGATGCTGATTATACATTTCCAGCTGGACAAGGAGTTACAAGTTTTGATGCTGACGGATTTTCTATAGGGGATGATTCAACGGGTAACGGAGGTTATAACGGTAATGGAAAAACTTATGTAGCTTGGTGTTGGAAAGCAAATGGAGGAACGACAACAGCAGGTTCTGGAACAAATACTACAAGTGTTACAAATCAAGCGAATACTAAAGTAGGTTTTAGTATTTCTACTTTTACTGGTTCTGCTACAGCAGCAGGTAATTTTACACACGGATTAGGTGAAGTTCCTGAAATGTATATAGTTAAATCAGTAAGTTTTGCTGATTCATGGTTTATGTACCATAAAGATTTAGGTAGTGGTTCTAATGCTCAGGAATATGCTTTACGATTAAATACAAACGCAGCACAACAAAATAATTCAGGTTTTTGGAATAACACCGCACCTACATCAACACTGATTAGTCTTAATAGTGGAATATTAGTTAATAATGCAACTTATGTTGCTTATGCTTTTAAAAGTGTTGCAGGATTTTCATCTATTGGCTCATACATAGGTAATGCTTCACAGAATGGCCCATTAGTAGTAACAGGATTTGAACCCGCTTTTGTACTGGTAAAAAACATTAATATACTGTCTCATTGGAGAATAGTTGATAATAAAAGAAGTCCATTAAATCACAGACAAAGAGCATTATTTCCAGATTTAAATGTTGCAGAATCAAATGACTCTAATGATGCAGTGGATTTTTTAAGCACAGGATTTAAAATTTCTAACGATAATTCTTATTGGAATGCTAATGCAGACAAATTTATTTATATAGCATTTGCTTCTGACCCAACAGCTGCACCAACCTTAGCGGCTAGTTTTAGTAATGTAGCATATTTTGGAGATGGTCAATCAAATAGAGCAATCACCGGTTTAGGGTTTAGTCCAAGCTGGGTTTGGATAAAAAACAGAGTCGCTGCAAGAGACCACATGGAATTTGATAATGTTAGATTGTTAGGTTCAGAGCTTGTGCCTGGAAACTACACGAACTTAGATGCAGCTGATTTTAACACAACTGCTAATGACTTTAATAGTTTTGATACTGATGGATTTACAGTAGGTCAAGACCCATATACAAATGACGCAGGAAGTGATATGATAGCGTGGGCTTGGAAAGCAAATCCTATTCCGGCTATAAACAATGATGGAGATATACAATCTATAGTGTCTGCAAATCAAGCAGCAGGTTTTAGTATAGTTACATATACAGGAAATTCTACAGCAGGAGCAACTGTGGGTCATGGATTGACTGTTGCGCCGGACGCTATAATTATTAAATGTATGAATACAGGCTCGACAAACTGGATAAATTATTATGAAACAATAGGTGTTAACGATTATCTTACATTAAATTTAAATAACGCCTTAGACACGTTTTCAAATTGGTTTGCTTCCAACGCCACAACTTTTACTTTAAATAACACTTTTGGAAACGCCAACACAACTGGAAGAACTTACGTAGCTTATTGTTTTAAATCAACAGCAGGGTTTAGCAAGATGGGAAGTTATACTGGAACGGGAAGTGCGGGTAATGCTCAAAATGTAGGATTTACTCCATCTTGGGTAATGATTAAAAGAACAAACAGTATTTCAGATTGGTATATGTTTGATACAGCAAGAGGTGATACAAGTGTATTATTGGCTAATAGTTCTGCTGCTCAATTTACTAATACTAATTTTAATTTAACATCAACAGGTTTTGATTTTGATGGAACTGACTTTAATGAAGCTGGTTCCTCTTGGATTTACATGGCGTTTAAAGATAATTACGAATACGCATCTACAGGCACAATGGCATTTATGCTTATTGCAGGTGGTGGAGGTGGTGGAGTTAGCACTGGAACTAACACCGGTATCACCTACGTTGGTTGTGGAGGAGGAGCTGGAGGGTTCAGAGGTTCTGGTAAAGTTACTGGTGGTGGATGTTCTCCTCAGACAGATATTTCCTTAGCAGCAGGAACTTATACTGTTACCATAGGTGCAGGTGGGTCTCCCGGAGTGAGCGGTTCAACTTCTTCTATAGCTGGCCCAAGTTTAACCACTATAACAACAACAGGTGGTGGTAGAGGAGCGTCTAGTGCTTATCAACCTGAAGGAGGAGGGTCTGCAGGAGGTAGAAGCACACATAACAGTGCAAATCAAAGCGCAGTAGCTTGTGAAGGTTTTCCAGCTTTAGAAGGTAGTCAGGTTTCGTGGCAAGCAGGAGGGGGTGGAGCTGGTGGAGCGCAAACTACTACAGGAAGTAGTAACGCTTCAGGTATTGGGGTAGAAAGCGCAATGACTGGAACTGCAACTTATTACGCAGGTGGTGGAGCGCCAGGTGGATTTAATACAACTTCAAGACCTCAACCTCAAGCGGGTGGTGGTGGTCAAGGGCAACTGATGGGAGAAACTGCCGTAGACACCCCATCTATAATTACTGGAACTATAAACACTGGTGCTGGTGGGGGTGGAGGTTCTAACAACACAAACACCGGAGCTAAAGGTGGCGGAGGGTCAGGTGGTTCTGGATTTACTGTTTTAAGATTAAAAACTGCAGAGTATTCTGGAACAACTACAGGTTCTCCTACAGTTACCACAGATGGAGATGAAACAATAATACAATTCACAGGGAGTGGAACATACGTTCACTCATAAATAAAATTTAATTAACTTTGTAAAAATAATATTATGGCACATTTTGCAGAACTTGACGAAAACAACACAGTACTACAAGTAATTGTTGTACACAACAATGAACTTTTAGACACAGGCGGAAACGAAAGCGAAGCTAAAGGAGTGGAGTTTTGTTCTACGCTCTTTGGTCATACGAACTGGGTGCAAACTTCTTACAATCATAATATAAGAAAACAGTTTGCTGGAACAGGTTACACTTACGACTCAGACAGCGATGTTTTTGTTGCACCTCAGCCCTACCCAAGTTGGTCTTTAGACGACAACTTTGATTGGCAACCCCCAACGCCAATGCCAGATGATGATAACCTATATAACTGGAATGAGGAAACTCAAAATTGGGATTTAGTTGAACCTATTAATGATGAAACAGAATAACATGAATTTAGATTTTGAACCTACGATACTAGGAATAACAGTTTTAGTACTTAGTATATCTCAAATTAATGAGGCTTTACAAAGTTTACTTTTACTGGCAACTATAGTTTATACAATCATTAAAATTTATCAACTAATAAAGAAAAAGTGAAATACTTTACATACTCAGAATTTGATTCTCCAGACTCTTCCGATAGTGGTAGTAATATGGATGAATCTTTTTTACGTATGTTAGATAGCGCACGTGAAGCTGCAGGTACACCATTCAGAATTAACTCAGGATTTAGAACACCTAAGCATAACAAGAAAGTAGGTGGCTCAGAGAACTCATCACACCTTAGAGGGTTTGCAGCTGATATACATGTAACATCAAACAGTACAAGGTATGTAATATTAGAAGCTTTACTTAATGTTGGCTTCAATAGAATAGGCGTAGCAGATACATTTATTCATGTAGATGCTGACCCTATTAAAACAAAAAACGTAATTTGGACGTATGCTTAAGCTTTTAAAAAAATTATTAGGATTTAGTGACTCAGGCGTTGATGGCTTAGGTTTAGAGATAAGACAGCTTATTAAGGGAAAAGAGATTGACCCTCAAAAACTTATAGAGATGCAAACTGCTATCAATGAGATGGAGGCAAAGCACAGAACAATCTTTGTGGCCGGATGGCGCCCTTTTATAGGATGGGTGTGCGGGATAGCCTTAGCGTATAACTTTATTATAAGAGATATGCTAGTATGGTATATGGGAGCTGCAACAGCGCCACCTGCTCTACAGATGGAGCATCTTATGACCGTACTTATCGGTATGCTAGGACTAGGTGGTATGAGAACGTTTGAAAAAATAAATAATAAATCTAATTAAATGGCACAATCAATGTCTGCTCTTCGCTACGAAAAACCAAAGACTCGTAGGCCAGGGGTACACGCAAAAACAAAATCTTCTAAGGTAAAATCATCTAAGTATTACCAAAAAAAATACAGAGGTCAAGGCAGGTAAATAATTTATATCTTTGTATTAATCAAATTTAATCAAATGGATATAAGAAAAGTATCAATAGGCGCTGATTATAAATCAGGAGCGATGCACTATATAGTAGGGCAGGAAGTATTAGGAAAGAATTACATTATACACTTAATACAGTTCGACCAAGAATCTAAAGGTTTTAAAATTTGGATTCAACATAAAGATGAAATACTTTTATGGAAGGAGTTCAATGTCAACATGCCTGTATCAATAGAATATAATATAAACTTTTAATGAGGTCACCTTTTTATTTTATCGTAAAGCCAGTAGATGACAAGAGATATAACAATACTAAAAGTTTAAGTGGTATTGAGCTCATTACAAGTACATCAGAGGAGAATCACAAAGCTTCTAACCGAGAAGGAATAGTTGAGGCTACTCCGTTAGGGTACACTGGTGATATAAGGGTAGGTGACACACTGCTAGTACATCACAACGTATTTAAGTTTTATAATGACATGAAAGGAAGAAGACAGAGTGGTAAGAGTTATTTTAAAGATAACTTGTTCTTTATAGAGAACGACCAGTTCTTTATGTATAAGCAAGATGGGCAGTGGCATTGTCATGACAGGTATTGTTTTGTTAAGCCTGCAGCAAAAGAAGATTCTGTTATAATGAAAAGAGGATTAGAAGAACCTTTGATTGGTTATATGAAATATCCAAACAAATACTTGTTATCTAAAGGTGTTAACAAAGGAGATAAGATATCTTTTAAACCAGAGAGTGAGTATGAGTTTATGGTAGATGATGAAAAGTTATATAGAATGTATGACCACCAAATAACCATGGTATTATGAACTCAGATGAATTAAAAAAAGAAATTATACACGCAGGTCGTAGAGCTGTAGAGCAACTAATAAAGGTAGCGAAAGAAGATATTATAAAGCCTGACCCAGACGATGAGTTGGCGGCAGATAGATTAAAGAACGCAGCAGCAACTAAGAAGCTTGCTATATTTGATGCGTTTGAGATACTAAATAAAATAGATTCAGAGGAAGAAGTAATAAACTCTGGAGGACACGTAGATAAAACAAATACAAAACAAGGGTTTGCAGAACGAAGGTCAAAATAAACTATATCATGTTATAAAGGATTATATTCCTAAGTCTGTTTTTAATAAAAAAAACAAAGCGAAGACGTGGTTATATGGGTATAGTGAAAAATATGATTTAGTTGTTATTTCTAAAAACGGAACAATAGGAAAGATAGTAAATATAAACGGTTTAGCTATTGGGTTGCCTATACAGCCAGAGGAGATGTTTAAACGTTCTGACAAGAAAGATGAGCAGTACTGGGAAAGACAAGAGCTTCATAAAGATTTATCTAGGATTACATCTATCTTCCAGTGGAATGATAGACCTCCTAGTTTTAAAAACAAATGGGTTGATTACATAGAGGAAGAGTTTGATAGAAGAGAGCTGGGATACTGGTTTTATAATAATGGAAAGCCTACGTATATGACAGGTTCGCATTATATGTATCTTCAGTGGACAAGTATAGATGTTGGGTATCCAGATTTTAGAGAAGCTAATAGAATCTTTTTTATATACTGGGAAGCTTGTAAGGCAGACAAGAGGTGTTTTGGTATGGATTATTTAAAAATAAGACGTTCAGGGTTTTCTTTTATGGGTTCATCTGAGTGTGTCAATACCGGTACTCTGGTTAAAGATTCAAGAGTTGGTATATTATCAAAGACTGGTTCGGATGCTAAAAAGATGTTTACAGATAAGGTTGTGCCTATAGCAAATAGACTGCCTTTCTTTTTTAAACCTATTCAGGATGGTATGGATAAACCTAAGACAGAGTTAGCTTTTAGGATTCCAGCTTCTAAAATTACCAAGAAAAACATGCATGAGGTGATGGATGAAGAGTTAACAGGTCTTGACACTACAATTGACTGGAAGAATACAGACGACAACTCTTATGATGGTGAGAAACTTTTACTATTAGTACACGATGAATCAGGTAAATGGCTAAAGCCAAATAATATTCAGAACAACTGGCGTGTAACAAAGACTTGTTTAAGATTGGGTAGTAAGATAATTGGTAAGTGTATGATGGGGTCTACTTCAAATGCGCTTAGTAAAGGTGGTGAGAATTTTAAAAAATTATTCGAGGATTCAGATTTGAAGACTCGTAATGCAAATGGTCAAACTAAATCTGGACTGTATTCGCTTTTTATTCCTATGGAGTGGAACATGGAGGGATTTATAGATAGGTTTGGTATGCCAGTGTTTAGAGCTCCAGATAAAAAAATAAAAGGTGTGGATGGTGAGTGGATAACAAATGGAGCAATTGATTACTGGGAAGCAGAAGTAGATTCGTTAAGGAAAGACGCTGACGCACTTAATGAGTTTTACAGACAGTTCCCTCGAACCGAGTCGCACGCATTTAGAGACGAGAGTAAGTCATCGCTATTTAACTTAACTAAGATATATCAGCAGATAGATTATAATGATTCATTAATCATGGAGCATCACGTAACAAGAGGTAGGTTTTACTGGAAAGATGGAATCAAAGACTCAGAGGTTATATGGACGCCAGATTCAAGAGGACGATTCAAGGTGTCCTGGACTCCCTAAGAAAGGTTTAAACAATGCTAAGTATTCTAAACACGGAGTGTTCTTTCCATCAAATGAACATATAGGAGCTTTTGGTTGTGACTCGTATGATATATCAGGAACAGTTGGAGGAGGAGGTTCTAATGGAGCGCTACACGGTTTAACAAAGTATAGTATGGATGAAGCTCCAAGCAATGAGTTTTTTCTTAGAGTATGTAGCTAGACCGCAAACAGCAGAGAATATTTTTTGAAGAAGTATTGATGGCTTGTGTGTTTTATGGGATGCCTATACTGGTGGAGAATAACAAGCCTAGGCTACTCTATCACTTTAAAAACAGAGGGTATAGAGGGTTTAGCATGAACAGGCCGGACAAACATTACACTAAACTGTCTAAGACAGAAAAAGAACTTGGAGGTATACCGAATACTTCTGAGGATATTAAGCAGTCACATGCTGCAGCTATAGAGTCGTATATAGAAAAATACGTAGGTTTAGATTTAGACGGTGGTTATAGAGCTGGGGATGAAATGGGTGGTATGTATTTTACTAGGACTTTAGAAGATTGGGCTAGGTTTGATATAAGTGCTAGAACTAAGTTTGATGCTAGTATTAGTTCAGGGTTAGCCATTATGGCAAATCAAAAACATGTATATCTACCGCAGAAAAAAGAGTCAAAAATAAGTCTTAACTTTGCAACATATAATAACAAAGGAACATTAAGTGAATTAATTAGATGAAAGAGGTAAACATAAACATTTCATCAGTAGGATTCCCTAGTCAGTTTGTATCTGATGCTGAGAAAGCAACGGATGAGTTTGGATTACAAATAGGACAGGCTATTCAATATGAATGGTTTCGTAAAGATTCTAACGGATGTAGATACTATAGTCAGTGGAGGGACTTTAACAGATTACGCCTATATGCAAGAGGTGAACAATCCATAGCAAAGTATAAAAATGAATTAGCCGTTGACGGTGATTTATCTTATTTAAATTTAGACTGGACTCCAGTTCCTATTATTCCAAAGTTTGTAGACATTGTTGTTAACGGAATGTCTGATAGATTGTTTAAAGTAAAAGCTTATGCACAAGATGCAATTTCACAAGAAAAAAGAAGTAAGTTTCAGCAGATGATACAAGGGCAAATGGATGCAAAAGAAGCTTTAACTATTATTCAAGATGGAACTGGCTTCAATCCATTTACAATGAATCCAGATGATTTACCAGCGAGTGATGAAGAGTTGTCGTTGTATATGAATTTAAATTATAAACCGGCTATAGAGATTGCTGAAGAAGAGGCGATTGATACAATGTTTGCCGAGAATCATTATGACGATATACGTAAACGTTTGGATTACGATATGATGGTAACTGGGATGGGTGTTGCTAAACATGAGTTCTTACCTGGTTCAGGTGTAAATGTTTCTTATGTAGACCCTGCTAATGTGGTTTATAGTTATACAGAAGACCCTCACTTTAAAGATTGTTTTTATTGGGGTGAAATTAAAACAGTACCAATTGCAGAGTTAATGAAGATTGACCCTACCCTTACAAATGATGATTTAGATACAATTTCTAAATACAGTCAGAGTTGGTATGATTATTTTAACACTGCACAGTTTTACGAAAACGATATATTCTATCGTGATACTTGTACGTTAATGTACTTTAATTATAAAACCACTAAAAAGATGGTTTATAAGAAAAAAGTAAAAGATAATGGAAACATTAGTATGATAGAAAAGGATGAAGGTTTTAATCCACCAGATGAAATGATGGAGGAAAACAATTTTGAAAAAGTAGAAAAGACAATTGATGTTTGGTATGATGGTGTTATGGTGATGGGGACAAATATAATTTTAAAATGGGAGCTTGCTAAAAATATGGTAAGACCTAAGTCTTCATCTCAGCATGCAATACCTAATTATGTAGCAGTTGCGCCAAGAATGTATAAAGGTGTTATTGAATCACTAGTAAGAAGAATGATACCTTATGCTGATTTAATACAAATGACGCATTTAAAACTACAACAAGTAATTGCTCGTACTGTGCCAGACGGTGTATATATAGATGCAGATGGTTTAAACGAAGTAGATTTAGGGACTGGAGCAGCTTACAATCCAGAAGACGCTTTGCGTTTATATTTCCAAACAGGTTCTGTGATAGGTAGAAGTTATACACAAGAAGGAGATTACAATCAAGGTAAAGTTCCAATACAACAGCTCACAAGCAATTCAGGAGCTTCTAAGACACAAATGTTAATTGCTAATCTAAATCACTACTTAGACATGATACGTGCTGTAACAGGCTTAAATGAAGCGAGAGACGGTACAATTGCTAACTCCGATGCTTTAGTAGGTGTTCAAAAGTTAGCAGCATTAAGTTCTAATACCGCTACTCGACATATATTAGATGGAAGTCTTTACATATATAGAACGTTAGCTGAGGCTTTAACTTACAGGGTAGCGGATATTTTAGAATATGCAGATTTCAAAGAAGACTTTATAAATAAAATAGGAAAATACAATGTTGGTATACTTGGAGAAATATCTGATTTATATATATATGACTTTGGAGTCTTTATTGAGTTGTCTCCAGATGAAGAACAAAAGGCTATGCTTGAGCAGAATATTCAAATGGCATTATCAAAGAATGATATTAACCTGGAGGATGCTATTGATATACGTGAAATTAAAAATCTTAAACTTGCAAACCAGTTACTTAAAGTAAAGCGTAAAGCTAAGCAAGAGCAGGATGAGCAAAGAGATATGAAAAAGCAGGCTATGATAAATCAGCAACAATTAAAATCTCAAGGAGCTTAGCTGCACAAGGTAGCTATGCAAAAAATACAAGCTGAGACTCAAGCTAAGATGCAGTATAGCAAGGCAGGACGTAGCTTTTGAAATAGAAAAACAAAAAGCGGAAGCTCAATTGAAAGCACAGTTAATGCAGCAAGAGTTTAATTATAACTACAGCTTGCAAGGGAATGACACAAGCACAACTTATCACAAAGAGAAGGCGACAAAGAGCAAGCAAAAGAGCGATAGGAATAAGTCAGCAAAATACAGAGCAATCAAAATTAATTACTCAACGAAAGAATAATTTACCTCCGCAGAACTTTGAATCTAACGAGGATAGTTTAGATGGTTTCGACTTATCAGAATTTGAACCAAGATAATGTGTTTAAATTTTACGTAACTTTGCAATTAAATTAAATCAAATCAAATGGACATTAAAGTAAGAGAAGTAGACGGCTGATGAAAATTCATCTCAGCAAATAGAGCAAGAACTCCTTGATAAGCATGAGGAGAAACAACAGTCAGAGACTGAACAGGAATCAATAGAGGTAAAGGCAGTAGAGCCCGAAGCAGAAGTTGAGGTTAAAGAAGATAATACACAGGAAGAAACTCCTGTTGAAGAGGTAGTTGAAGAACAACCTCCACAGCTGGAAGCTCAACCTGAATTAAATGAAGACGAAGTTCTTTCATATATTGGAAAAAGATACGGTAAGGAAATTAATTCTATTGATGAATTAGTTAGCAAGCGTGAGGAAAGCGAACCGCTTCCAGAAGACGTTGCCGCTTACCTAAAGTATAAAAAAGAAACTGGACGTGGTTTTAATGATTTTGCAAAATTGCAAAAAGATTATTCTGATTTAAGTCCAGATGCTTTGCTAAAAGAATATTATTCTATAACAGAAGAAGGTTTAGATTCTGAAGATATAGATCTTCTAATGGAAGATTTTGTTTTTGATGAAGAAATACATGAACCAAACGAGATTAAGAAAATAAAATTAGCAAAGAAAAAAGAGATTGCTAAAGCTAAAAAGTTTTTACGTCAACAACAGGAACAATACAAACAGCCCCTTGAGTCAAGGGAAAGTTCTGCCTCTGTAAATAACGATGAACTAATAGAATATAGGCAATATTTAGAGTCAGCTAAAACACAACAAGATGATGCAGCTCAAAAACGTGAATGGTTTATTAAAAAAAGTAATGAAGTATTCAGCTCCGAGTTTAAAGGTTTTAAATTCAATGTAGGAGATAAAGATGTTGTTTATTCGCCAGGTAGTGCTTCTGAACTTAAAAAAGCTCAAGAAAGTCCATTAAATTTTATTAATAAATATTTGGACACTAAGGGTTTTATGAAAGATGCAGAAGGATACCATCGTGCTTTAGCTATCGCAATGAACCCTGAAAGATTTGCTCAGTTCTTTTATGAACAAGGCCAATCAACTGCAACAGATGATGTAATACGTAAAACTAAAAATATAAACATGAGTGAGCGTAGTGCACCAGAGGTTTCTACAAAATCAGGACTTCAAGTAAAATCAGTTTCACAACCTTCGAGTCGTGGACTAAAAATTAAGAGTATTAAAAGAAGTTAATAATTTAAATAAATAAATAATAATATTATGGCAGGACAAGTATTAGCAACCCCAGGGTTTGCTTTGACACCGAGTTCAGAAAGAACTCCAACACCGGAAAACTATTTAACTAATGCAGATTTCAATTGGTTGAATCAGTACTTACCAGATACTTACGAAAAAGAATTTGAAAGATATGGTAATAGAACAATCTCCTCATTCCTTAGAATGGTAGGAGCAGAAATGCCTACAAACTCAGACCTTATTAAATGGGCAGAGCAAGGTAGGTTACACACGAAATATACACAAGTAGGTTGTGCCGCTGCGACAGGTGGTAATGACCAAGTTGTATTTCAAGTAAATGATGCGCTAGACCCAGCAGCAGCTCAACAAGTAATCAGAGTAGGACAAACTATTGTAATTGTTCAAAACGATGGTTCAGGTCTTAACAAAGCAGTAGTAAGCGCAGTAAACAATGCCGGTGGTGGTAAAGGACAGTTCACAGCTGACTTTTACGAAGCAGGTGGTTTAGTAACTGCAGGTACTGGTGTTGGTAATGCAGACGTTACAGTATTTATTTACGGTTCAGAATTTAAAAAAGGAACAGCAGGTATGGTAGGTTCATTAGAATCTAATGACTTCATTTTCGACAACAAGCCAATCATCATTAAAGATACTTACAACGTATCTGGTTCTGATATGGCACAAATCGGATGGGTAGAAGTAACTACTGAAGACGGTGCTACTGGTTACCTTTGGTATTTAAAGTCTGAGCACGAAACAAGATTAAGATTCGATGACTATTTAGAAACAGCTATGATTGAAGCTGTACCAGCTGAGCAAAACTCAGGTGCTGCTGCTATTTTAGGTAGCGCAGGTGGTGCTGCTAATCCAGGTGCAGGTTCTGATGGTATTTTCTATGCTGTTGCAAACAGAGGAAATATCTGGGACGGTGGTAACCCAACTACTTTAGCAGATTTCGATTCTATCATTAGTAGATTAGACAAACAAGGAGCTATTGAAGAAAATGTAATTTTCGCAAACAGACAATTCATTTTTGATATGGACGATATGTTAGCTGCTCAAAACTCTTATGGAGCGGGTGGTACTTCTTACGGTCTATTTGACAATGACGAAGATATGGCATTGAACTTAGGATTCTCTGGATTCAGAAGAGGATACGATTTCTATAAAACTGATTGGAAATACTTAAACGACCCTACAATGAGAGGTGGTTTACCATCAGGTGCAGGTTCAGGTAAAATCAATGGACTATTAGTTCCAGCTGGTTCTACAAGTGTTTATGACCAAATTCTTGGTAAAAACGCTAAGAGACCTTTCTTACATGTTAGATATAGAGCTTCAGAAACTGAAGACAGAAGATATAAGACTTGGATTACTGGCTCTGCTGGTGGTGCTGCAACGTCGGATATCGATAACATGCAAGTAAACTTCTTGTCTGAGAGAGCTGTATGTACTTTAGGTGCAAACAACTTCTTCTTATTTCAAGACTAGTAATTAAATATTAGGGGCGTAGCAATGCGCCCCTTTTTTAAATAATCAAATTAAATTAAATCAAATGAAAAAAGAAAATACTACTCCAGAAGTAGTTGAGAAAGCTGAAACTAAAACAGTTGCTCAACCCAAACCAAAAAAACAATCACCTAAATTTGTTGACAAATCTTATAAGCTTACAAGAGAGGTTGCACCTTTATCTTTAATCTTAGCATCAAGGCATACTAATAGGTTTCCCTTATTGCATTTTGATGAAGAGACAGGAATTAACAGACCTTTAAGATATGCAAGAAATCAGAACAGTCCATTTCAAGACGAACAAGATGACAATGCTATTTTAGAGCCTGTAATATTTGAAGATGGATTTTTGTTTGTTCCAAAAAACAATCAAATACTACAAAAGTTTTTACATTATCATCCTGGTAATGGAAGAATATTTGTTGAAGTTAACAAAGCAAAAGAAGCTGCTGACCTTGTAGAAGATTTAAACTTAGAGGTTGATGCTCTTATAGAGGCTAGACAGTTAGATGTTGCGCAAGTGGAGAATGTTGCTAGAGTTTTATTTCAACAAGACGTTACTAAGGTAACAACTGCTGAGCTTAGACGTGATATATTAATATTTGCTAAACAAAACCCAGGTGGTTTTATGCAGCTATTGAGCGACCCTATGCTAAAAGCTTAATGCAACGGTACAAGAGTTTTTAGATAAAAACTTAATACAGTTAAGAAATAGCAAAAAAGAAGCTGTGGTTTAATACACCATCTAATAAAAAGAAAATGTGTAATATACCATTTGGTGAAGACCCTATGTATATTATGACATCTTTTTTTCAAAGTGATGATGGACTAGAAGTATTTAAACACTTAAAAGCATTAGCTAAAAATGCGTAACTTTACGAACTTGTTTAACCCATTAAAAACTTTTTATAAAATGGAAAAATTTATCAAAATTACAAACGCTCCTATTACTAATACACTAATTAGTGTTAACGGAATAAAGTCAATAGGTACTGCAACAGCAACTGCAACAACTGTGGTAATTAAGTATGCAGACGGAACAGCAACTACAGTAACAACTGCAGCACAAGTTGGTCATGATGTTTATACAGCTATCCTAAATGCTACTGAAGGCGCTTTAGTTACAAGCTGGACAAACCCAATGTTTTCTTTAGCTTTACCTAAAGCTGTAACAAGTATTGTAAATGCTTAACTAGTTTAAGTATTGTACTAAATTAAGAAGAAGCACCCAAATCAGGGTGCTTTTTTATTTTGTGTATCTTTGTAAAAAGATTTTCAAATGATAAATTCTGTAAGAAATACTGTGCTTGCTATTATCAACAAAAATAACTATGGGTATATATCTCCTAGTGATTTTAATTTGTTTGCTAAACAAGCTCAGTTAGATATTTTTGACGAATATTTTATAAGATACAATCAGCAAATTAATGAAGAGAATGCGAGAGTGTCAGGAACGGGATATGCTGATATTAAAAAAGGATATGAAGAGGTTATAGATATGTTTTCAATAACTGCGTTCCTTACACAAAAAAACTCAAAACGTTTATTTTTTACCATCTCAATCCACAACAGGTTCTGATTATTATTTACTTAATAAAGTTCTTTGTTTTTCTGGAGGAGAGTTAAAGGGTGAGGCAGAAAAAGTTTCTCATAGTAAAATTACTATGCTGAACAGTTCTCTTTTAACCTCTCCATCAACAACGTTTCCAGCTTATGTTCAAGAGGCTAGTGAGCTAACCGTGTTTCCAAACACATTTAGTAATGTAAACGATATACAGGCTCAATTCATTAGGTATCCTTTAGACCCTAAATGGACTTATGTTACATTGTATGGAGGTGAACCATTGTTTGACCAAACTCAAGCAGATTATCAAGATTTTGAATTGCCTATTGATGACTCTAATAATTTAGTGGCTAAGATATTACAGTACGCAGGCATATCAATTAGAGAGGCTGACGTGTTTCAATTTGGACAATTAGAAGACCAACAACAAAATCAAACTAATTTATAATTATGGCATATATAAATCAAAGAAAATATTATACTAATGATGGTGTTAATCCAACAGATGCTAATTGGGGTTCGTACCAATATGTAAGCTTAGAAGATGTGGTAAAGAACTTTCAATTAATGTATGCTGGTAATCATGGTTTAGTAAACAATGTTAATAGGTTTAAGATATTGTTTCATGCAAAACGTGGAATACAAGAATTAAACTATGACGCTTTTAAAGAAATTAAAAATTTAGAGCTTACAGTTTATGATGATTTAAGATTTGTTTTACCTTCGGATTACGTAAACTGGGTAAAGCTTTATTTGTTTCAAGGAAATACTTTAAGAGAACTAACAGAAAACATACAAGTTCAATCTGCAGTTTCTTTTATTCAATCCTCTTCATCTACATTTGGGTATGATGGAAATAATAATGTATCAACTATAGAGTCAAATTTAGATACTGCAAGAAAAGATGGGTCTTTAAATAGTATTTATTTAAATCAAAATAATGAAGCGGATGAGAACGGTAACTGTATTGATTGTGATGGCGACATATACAATTCTCGTATTGGAGCTAGATATGGTTTAAATACAGAAACAGCCAACATTAATCCTACTTTTACTATTGATAAAAAAGCTGGTGTTATTAATTTTGATTCAACTATGGCCAATAGACAATGTGTGTTACAATACATATCTGATGGAATGGAAAATGGTGATGACTCACAAATAAGTGTAAATAAATTATTTGAAGATTATATTTATGCTTATATACAATATGCTATATTAAATAGTAAATTTGGAGTGCAAGAGTATATTATTAATAGAGCAAGAAAAAACAAACAAGCTTTATTAAGAAATGCTAAAATCAGATTAAGTAACATTCACCCAAGTAGATTGCTTATGAACATGAGAGGTGAAGATAAGTGGATAAAATAAAATGGCAAACATTCAAAGAAATTTTATAGCTGGCCGAATGAATAAAAGCCTAGATGAAAGGCTTATACCTAATGGTGAATACATAAATGCTGTAAATGTTAGATTGGGTTCTACAGAAGACTCTGAGATTGGGGCTGTTGAAAACTCTAAAGGAAATATACCTTTAACAACCCTACAATATGTTGATGGAACACCATTAAGTTCTCAGGCTAGATGTATAGGAGCTTTTGAAGATGGAGCTAATTTAGTTATATATTGGTTTGTTCACGACCCTGCGTTTACGCAAGGAGCAACTGGTAAATTAGATTTAATTGTTTCTTTTGATGTAGAAACAGGCGAACTTATTTATCATGTTATTAGTATAGATAATGGAAATGGTGTAGATACAACTTTAAATTTTAATCCAAATTTTCTTATTACAGGTGTTAATAAAATAGATAATTTATTATTTTTTACAGACAACACAAACCCTCCTCGAGTAATTAACATTAATAAAAATTATGGAGACCCCAGACCAGCAGTATTAACTGATGATTTTAATCAGGTAGATATAATGGTTATAAAAAAACCACCAACCAGCGCACCTACAATTACTGTTTTTAATGTAGCTAGTATTACAGATGCGTATTTAGAAGATAAGTTTATTTGTTTTGCGTATAGATATAAGTATGATAACAACGAGTACTCTGCAATATCTCAATTTACCGAACCTGCTTTTAGTCCTCAATCTTTTAATTTTAGTTCCAATAGTTACTTAAATGAAGGAATGATTAATAGGTTTAATGCTGTAACTATAAATTTTAATACAGGAGATGAACGTGTAATTGCTGTGCAGGTTGTTTTCAAGGAGTCAAATTCTTCAACTATAAAAGTTGTAGAGACTTATAATGTAAGTAACAGAGTTCGATATCCCGTAAACACAATCGTGAACGAAACTTTTACAAATCGAAAAATATACACTGTATTGCCTAGTTCAGAAATTTTAAGATTATATGACAATGTTCCACAGCTTGCTAAAGCTCAAACATTAATGGGGAATAGATTGGTATATGGAAATTATTATGAAGGGTACGATTTAAAAAGTTCTAATGGTACATCTGTAGATTTTAGTTTTGAATCAATTTTAAAAAGTGAAGATATAAATTTAACATCTATAAAAGCTAATGAAGCAAGGGGAGCTGCATATACTATAAACCCACCAGGATTTACAGCACCGGCAGTTGAAATTGATGATAGTGTTTTTTATGTAGATTTACTTCCAGCAGTTCCTTTGCCTAACAATCCAAAAGGGTTTTTAACTGCAGGAGCTACATTGACATTTACGTTTGGAATAGCTTATGCTAGTAATTATGCTACTTCAACCCCAACTCCTGTTCCTTTTGAAGATGTTGTATTTGTGACTTGGAGTTATACTTTAATTAAAGATTACATTTCTGTAAATGCCTTAGCAACTGATGCAGATTTTGTAGATAAAATAGGTACTCTTTCTACTATAAAACCTATAACAACAGCTTCAACTGGTTTAACTTTAACTGATGTTTTTAATGCAGCCTTACCTTTAACGTTTGATTCAACTTATACTAATCTAGTTCAAACTGGAAGAACTTCATCTACACCTACAGCTCCTGCTGGCCAGCCTTTAGAAATTATAACGAGTGCTACAAGTTATAAAATAGGTATACAAGCTAATGCAGCTGTTTATGATAAAGGGTCAGCGCCTTTAAATCCAATAATTGCTTATTTAAGATTTACCAATGTATCTGCTGAAATAAGAACTGCACCATCAATAGCAAGTTTACACAGTAATAGAGGCTACGAAATAGGAATGGTCTATATGGATGACTTTAATAGAGCATCAACCGCTCAAGTAAGTGAGTTTAATTCTGTTAATTTACCATGTAATCTTTCAAATCAAAAAAATTATATTCAAGTACAAATTCCAGAGTCTCAACAAGCGCCTTTATGGGCTACTAAATATAAGTTTGTTATAAAGCCTACAAAAAGCAACTATGAAACAATATATAGTAATATAGCTTATAGTGAGTCAGGAACAAACTCTTCATATTTTTTATTAGAAGGAGAAAATGCACAAAAAGTAGAAGCTGGAGATAGGTTGATTGTAAAAGCAGATTCAACTGGCGCAATAAATAATTGTACATACGCAACAGTTTTAGAAAAAGAAGCACAGGCTGCAGGTTTTATTAAAATTTATGATGATGCTGGAGATGAACTAGAAGTATTCGGAGGAACATATATGAAAATTAATGCTTCTAATTTTGTAATCAATACAACTGAAGATGCAATTATTAATAGTCAAGTATTGCCAAGCACTGCTAAAGGTGCACAAAATTCATACCCAGTTGTAGCATATCCAATGTTTACAGCAACTCAAGCGTCAGGTGTGGTTGCCACTACATTAGTTTATGATGTTCCTGTAGGCACAAGAATAAAAATGGAGTTTGAGTTTAGAAGAGATGGAGTTCCTGCGGATAAAAACAATGCTTGTTTAGAAAAAAGTTATACGTTAGTAAAAACTTTTACTGCATCTAGGGATTATGGAAATATGCAAGAATGGTTTGAGGGTGACAATATAGCTTTAACTTTAAACGAAGGAATAGAAACGGTAGCTGAAGATGAGTCTATAGTCAATAGTTATATACCTACACCTAACACATCTCAAAATTTTCCACCGTTTCCGGTTACAGGAGCAAAAAGTGTAACTCAATACAATGCAGTATTAACAGCAGATGAAATTAAATCAGCAACATATTTTGGTTCTACAGCAACTTCGCCTAACACCGATTTTTATTATAGGTTTTATGTAGACCAAGTTTCAAACAACATATATTTATTAGTATCAGGTTCTAGCTCTTGTACTACAGGTGCTGACCAACCACATAGAGAATCATCAGTAAAAGTTAATTTTACAATATCAAGAGCTAATTCAACTTATGTATTTGAAACAGAACCAGAAGAAGCGTTAGCTGATGTATGGTACGAGAACAGTGAGTCATTTGATATAAATGGAGATTTTCATTTAGGGAATGTGCAAAATCAAACATTAAATCAGCCAGGGATTGTTAATACTGGATTTTTTAATTGTTATGCTTTTGGAAACGGAGTGGAAAGTAATAAAATACGAGATTCAATTAAAGGTGAACAAGTTACTCTAGGTAACAGAACTTTTACCACTTCTAATGAAGAATACAAAGCTGCGCATAGATTTGCTGATTTAACGTACAGTGGCGTATTTAATGATGAATCAAATGTAAACAGACTTAATGAGTTTAATCTAGGGCTTCTTAACTTTAAGCCTTTAGAAGAAACTTATGGAGATGTAGAAATATTGTTTGCAAGAGAAACTGATATACTAGTTTTACAAGAAGATAAAATTTCTTATGTACTTGCAGGTAAAAATTTATTATCTGACGCTGTAGGAGGTGGAGCGGTAACTTCTGTTCCTGAAGTATTAGGAACACAAATAGCTCGTATTGAAGACTATGGTATAAGTAATCATCCAGAAAGCTTTGCAGAATTTGGTGCGAACAAATTTTTTACAGACGCAAAAAGAAATGTTGTAATAAAACTTACAGGTAGTTCAGCTCAGAATGAACAACTTACAGTTATTTCTAATGAAGGTATGCGAAGCTGGTTTAGAGATTTATTTGCTGAAGCATCTGCAACCCAAAAATTAGGAGGGTATGACCCTTATATGCAAGAATATGTTTTTACAACAAACACAATTGTAAAGCCAGAGACAGAGTTATGTACAGCTTGTGGAGTTACAAAAAACATTACAATTGTTGCTGGTCAAGAATTTGTCTATTGTGTCGATATAGGAGAAGATTCTGGGCCTCCGTCTAACCAGTACTATGTAGAAATAGATTATGTTATACCTTTTGAAAATACAGACTTAATAGTTACTGAGGGAACAGAGCAGCAAGTAGTTACGGAAGCAGGAGTAGATATTGAAACTGAAGGACAAGTTACGGGAACAGGTTATACCATTCAAGCTATATATGATGGAGTAACTTACACTACTGGGATTGTTTACCAAAGCGGAACTTTAGTATTTCCAAAACCTAATCCAACGCCTACTGAAGTTGTCATGATTGTTTCGTCAGATGCAATAGTAAACGACACAATTCAGGTAACGGTAAAATGTCCAGAAGAAGAATTGTTTAGTGTTTATAGTATTACTTTATCTACTAATGCAAATGCTAATCAATTTATTCACACTGAATATTCTTGGAAAGATTCTACTGTCACATCTCCAATTCAGAGTGATTTAGTTACATTTATATCAAGTCCTAACGACCCAGTTGTTTCTCAGTATAGAGAATTAGAAGGGCCTCAAGGTTCAAATATTATACCTCCAGATGGAGCAACAATTACAGTAAGGTCTAACAAAATTAATTTTGATAATTTTCAATTTGACCCTACTGAAAATGAATTTAGATATTTAAGAACCGATGCTCTGTATGAAAACAACTCAACTGACATGAGTATTTTATTAGCTGCTTCAGTTCAAGCAACTCCAATTAACACAAGCGATGCCCCCAATTTATATAGTGCGCAATTTGGGCTTCCTTCACTGGGTAATAAATTATATTTAATATATGATTTAAGAAATTCAATTGGGCAAGAATTATGTTATTCATCAACAAGTTTATTTGATGCTTGTTGTAACTGTACGTTTACCCCAACACCAACACCTACGCCTACACCAGTCCCTTCACCTGTAATACCAACTTATGATTATTTTGTAGGTATTAATTGTGTAAGTTTAGAGGCAGTATATTTAAAGTCCAACACTACTCTTGGAGTGGTGGTTGGAGATGAAGTTCAATATTCTTTTGGAGGTGCTGTAGTGGGATGTGCTTCTTTATACGCAACTGATGGAACAGGAAGTAGTGGTGAAGTAACATTTAAAGTAGCAGGATGTGGAGATTCAAGATGTTCAGTATAAATAGTTAACTTTGTAAAATTGTAAATGGCAACAACAGGAACATATTATTATAGCTCATCTAGCTTTTCAACAGCTACAGCATTATTTTTAGATGCAGCTTTAACTAGTTTTGCGCCTGATGGATGGTATTCAGACCAATCAATATATAGGCAACAAGCATCAGGAGTTTTATTTGCAGAAACATCATGCCCTAACTGTGGTACACCAGTCCCTGTTCCAACTCCAGTAGTTTACGATTACAAAATATACACTGAATGTGTTGGAACTGGAACACAAGTTTTTAGAATAGTTCAAGGAGGAACTTTTCCACCTACTGTTGAGTATAGTGGTATTTGTTATTATAACCCACAACCGACTGGGTTAACATCTATTATAAATGTAAATGGTTTAGTAAGTTATGCTGACTGTGCCGCTTGTGGTACAACGCCTACTCCAGGACCAACGCCTACTCCAGGACCAACGCCTACACCAACGCCAGTACCCACAGTTTCTTATGATTACAAAGAATATAATGCGTGTGGCGGAACTGCAACACAAATATTTAGATTGATTTCACCAGGCACATTTGAACCAGTTTACTTATATAATGGAACATGTTATGAAAATCCTTCTCCAACGGGGTCTACTTCATCAGTAGATGCAGCAGGGCTTTCATTTTATGCTAATTGCGGAGCGTGTACACCAACACCAACACCTACGCCTACACCAACACCTACACCTACGCCTACAGCATCCGGGACTGAAATTTTCTCGACTAACACAGTTGGAAATGGACAAAGTGCTTCCAGTATTGCTTGTCCACTTCAAGCTACCAATAGCATGTATACAACAAGAGCAAATGTAGCTTCGATACAAGTAAATGATATAATATATACAAACTCTGGACTGACTAATATTTGGAACGGTGGTCTTAAATGGTATGGTGTAACAAATGTAAATAGTCATTATCCAAACTTAGATAGTGGATATGCTTTATTAATTAGTGCACTTGGAGTTGTTGATTCAATTGTAGATTGTACAGCGCCACCTAGTCCAACGCCAGTTCCAGCAGCTGCTACATTCCAAGATGTTGAAATAAGACAATGTTTTACAACAACACCGACTTACAAAGTAAGAGTTACAGGTTTAACAGCCCCAACCTTAGCTAATGGTATTGTAATACAAATAACGGGCGCAGCTAGCGCACCAAACCCAGAGTTTACTGGCTCTACTTGTTGGGAAATTATTGACAACGCTGCAACATCTTTTGATTCTTCAGCCGCTCTTAATTCTACATTTAGTAGCTGTTCAGCTTGTGGAGCAACACCACAATATAATTACGCTATATATACGGAATGTCAAACTTCTGCAACTATAGTACTAAGAAAACTTACTACAACTGCTAGTTTCCCTAATTTTGTAGAGTATAATAATATTTGTTACTCAAGCCCAGTTCCAACTACAGCTACATCACTTATTAGTGTTGAGTCTTTAACAAGCTTCAACAATTGTTATGATTGTGAAAACCCATCAATGTTTATTAATGGTCTACCTCAAGGGGGATATACATTAGCTGATGGATGTGTTGCGAGAACAGATTATTTTGTGTTCTCTAATAGAGCAACAGTTGCACAAATTGTGGTGGGAGATATATTATATGCTAACTCTTCTAAAACAACTGTGTTTGATGGAGGTTTAGAATATTTTAGTATATCAAATACATTAGGACATTTGCCACAATCTACTGATAGTAAATATTTAATTAATTCTTTAGGAGAAGTTTTAACTATATTAAGTTGTTCATCTACGCCTACGCCTCCTACGCCTACGCCCGTGCCATCACCAACTACTAACATTCAAGTTAGAGATTGTGCTGATGCTAGCAGAACGGCTTACATAACAGTAGCTGGAACTTATTTATCAAATGCAATTGGAGTTTCTCTTAAAATTAGTGGTGGTGCTGGTGGTTCATGTCAATCAGGATTTAATGGAACTAAATGTTGGGAAATTATAGCAGTAAATACGGTTTCAGATTGTAGCGTAACGACAGTTTCAGTACAAGGAAGTTGTGGTGGATGTACACCAAGTCCTACTCCAACGCCAGTTCCAGCTCCAACGCCAGCTCCAGTTCCAGTTGCACCAGTGCCAACACCTACCCCAGTCCCTACTCAGTCTGTTTATTATTTTAATATTGATAGATGTGATGGAAGCGTAGGAACATTTAGTAATGTAGCTACAACTTCTATATTATCAGAAGGACAATCAGTAAAAATGGCTGATGGCCATTGTTATGAGTATGGTGGAAGTGTTGGTATAATTAATTCTAATTCTCCCGTAGCTATATATAATAATTGTACTATTTGTTTAGCATCAATTCCGACTCCGACTCCGACTCCGACTCCGACTCCGACTCCGACTCCAGCTCCGACTCCGACTCCGACTCCGACTCCAGCTCCGACTCCTACTCCAACGCCTAGTAACCCGTCTATTAGTTTAGAGTATATAGTCCAGAGTGGTCCTTCGCCTGTTCCAAGTTTTACTTGTAGTGGATACACTACTTTTTACATGAACACATCCGATTTCTGTACAGCTACAAACTTATACAGGGATAGCGCAGGAACAAGAGGAGCTTTTGCAGGATACTATAACACAGGTTCTTTCTATAGATTTTGGAATGGTAGTTCATTTACACTTTCATGTACATCTACAAGTTGTCCATAGTTTTTCATTTTAAATAATTATGATTAACTTTATTTGAAATTAAATCAAATCAAATGGAGGAAATACACAATTATATTACGCCACAGGAGTGTCAAGAACTTATTAAAATGATTGACGCAAACCATTCACGCTCTTCAGTAGTAGTAGGAGGCACAGACCGAACTGATGTTACTAATCATAGAACATCAAGCACATCTAATTTAGACATGAATACCCCTGTAATGTCTAAAATAAAAAAACAAATATCTGAAACATTGGGATTGGAACTTGTTAAAGGTGAAGCACTTCAAGGACAACTATACGAACCTGGTCAATACTTTAAACCACATAATGATTTTTTTAGTGGACCAGCTTATGATATGCACTGTAAGGCATCTGGCAATAGAACACATACTTTAATGATATATCTTAATGAAGATTATAAAGGGGGTGGTACATATTTTCCAACACTACAAAAAACAATAAAACCCGAAACAGGCAAAGCTTTGTGGTGGCATAATTTAAAAGACGGAAAAGTTCAAGAACAATATTTACATGAAGGTGTAACGGTAGATGAGGGTAAAAAATATGTTGTTACTTCTTGGTGGAGAGAAAAAAGTTGGGATGGAGCTGGAGATGAAAAAATGTATTACGATTCTAAAAAAGAAAATACAGTACAAAAAATAGAGGATAGTTCAATTGTAGAAGGTATGCAAAATAAATCTTATATAGTTAAAGCATCCGAGACTGAAAACTTAAAAAAAATAGTAGAAAAAAAAGAATTTACTAACGTAGATAATTTTCCTCGATTTACAGATAATGGTTTTACTTTAATTAAATGTCCTGACAGAAACCTGGAATTTAATTAATGAATCTTACGAGTTACTTAAAGATAAAAAAGAAACAGAAGATTTTGAGGTAAAGAACAGATTTATTGTTGGAGGAGATTCTGACATAATGTCGTTTGACCATTTGCCACCGTAAGAACAATGATACACGACCAGTTCTTAAATCTCATCAAGACTGGGTTAAAAGAATTTTAAACCATCTTTTATTTATGGTATACGGTCATACACAAAAGGAGCTACACTAACTCCACATGTTGATAGGATAGCTACACACCACATATGCTCTATAATTATAGTAGATAAAGATTTAGCTTGTGGTTGTTCAAATAAACCATGAGTCTGATGATTGGCCTCTTGATATTCAAGGTCACGATGGAGAATGGTATAAAGTATATGCTCAACCAGGAGATATGATACTTTATGAATCAGCTGTGTGTGAGCACGGTAGAAAAGAAGCTTTGGGGGGACACATTTTAGAAATTTTTACGTACACTATAAACTAAAAGACTGGGTATATAAGCCATGAGCAAATCAATAATAAATGATTATACTGTTGTTACTTGTGTAACCGGAAATTTTAATAAAGTACATAAAACAAATATTAAAAACGCTATAGTATACACTACATTAAGAGATGTTGAGTTTACTGAGCATGCTACACAAAACGGATGGCAGGTTCGCATTTTACCATTTACACACTCATACGATTTAAGAGAAGGAACAAGACAATCCAAGTATGTTAAATTTTTAAAGTATCATATTCCTGAAACAAAGTATGTAATTTATATAGACCATAAATATAAAATACAAAACATTCATGCAATAAAATTAATAGAATTAATTGGAAACAATTCTTTTTTATCTTTTATAAATACTTCAAGTATATATCATGAATTTTTTAAATCTTTAAGTTTTCCTAGATATAAAAATGATATAGATGAAATGATAAAAACAATTACAGAAAATGAAAATAAAGGTTATGATGATTTAAAATTATTTTATGGAGGCATGATGGTTTACAACACAACCCATCAAAGATTTAAAATTATAAAACAAAAAATGGAAGAGTATACTGAAAAATACTATCATGTTCAAGACCAGTTATTATTTCCTATAGCAATAAAAGATGAAACAAAGGTTTTGATTCATAATACTATTGATTTAAAAACATGAGCATATTCAAGAACCTATACCTAATAAAACATATTAATTAATGATAAGATTTTTACCTAGCGCAATAGTTGACCCTCGATATAAATGGATGGCAAACTTTTGGGCATACTGCCAAAAAAAAGTATACGGTAAGGATGCTTTATATAATAGTCTAGTCACTATTGTTAATCAAAATACATATAATAGTAACGTATATAATTCAGTCGATTGGGATTTACTTGGATTCCTCATTACATAAGTCCTCCGATTTGGAATTACGTTAATAGTAAAAATGATTTATGTATAGTTATTAATGTCGTTTCTTCTTTAAAACCCTTGCTTAAAGATTTTGATGACAACGATACTTTAGTTTTGTGTGATATGGATATGGTTTTATTAAAACCGTATGATGGTATTTTACCTGACGATAACACTATTATTTGTTATGATGGTTACGAAGATTGGCACATGTTTATAGCTAATAAAGAAAAACAAAACTATAATAAAATAGTACCTTATTTAAAACATCAAGAACAGGGGTATATGAATGGTGGCTTTGTTCCTATTTTTATAAAAGCAAAACTTTTAAAAAAAATTATAGATGAATTAATATCAACTGCTGAAGAAATTGTGGAGTCTAAAGAAGAGTCCAACATGGAAATGGTGGAGCTGTATGACTGCTTTATCAATAGTTTGTCATAACAATAAAATTAAAATGGTTGGTCAAGACAATACTTATATTCCTAATTTTAATCACTTTAACCAAGACAAACATTACTTCGCACATTATAGCGTAGACCCTATATTTAATAAAAGAACTTTTCCTAATCATAAAATAACAAATACCCAAAAAACGATTTTTACAACCTTATTAAGGAATGGATGGTAAAATAAAAGAATTATTAAATTCGTAAATTTGTAACAAATATACCGAATGGCTTGTAAGTCATATTTGTCGTGTCCTATAGAAGCAGTAGGAAGCTCCACAGCTATATGTTCATGGATAGTTACTTGTTGTGAAGGCAAAGAAATACAAATTGATGTTCCAGTAAACACATTTGCTGTTTATTGTTTGGATAATCCTTCCCGTAATAATATAATACCTAATTCAAACGGTGGGGGAGTGGACTACTAAATACCTAGAATGTGAAACCAAATGTGGGGATGCTAACCCGACCCAATAGAAGGGTATATATATTATGAATATGAAAATTGTAATGCGGCAAGTCAGAAACAAATATTTAGAGCTCCAGCCGGTTTTACTGCGTGGCCTGACACTATTGGCTTATCAATCGATTTGTTGGAGCAAATGGTGTTAGCGTAACTAATATATCTTATTTAGATGTTGCTAATATACCTACGTATGCAGATTGTGCTACTTGTGCAACAGCAATAGCTCCAACACCGACGCCACCGACGCCACCGACGCCACCGGGTACTCCTGAATATTGTTTAAGTTTTACTAATACACTAACAGTTTCTTCAAATGCAGTAGAATTTCCTGATATTTTAAATTTACCTGACACTTCAGTAAGTTTTTATGTGATTAATGGAGCTTGGGGTATTTATCAAGTAAGCACTGGTGTTTATCAAATAACAGGTGTGTCTGCAGAATGGCCAATAGCATTTTTAAACAATGGAAAAGAAAATTTAATTTCATACACAGGGACAAAACTAGAAAAAGATGCAGTTGCTTTAGATGGAAATACATACTCATTTTATTCAGGTACAATAACATTAAATGTAAACGAAGATTTTGGAACTATTAGTTATCAAACATTATATCCTGAGTCTACAAATGGACAATACTTTTTAGGTGAAAATAATTTAAGATTTAGCACGGATTGTAATCCTTCAAACCCTCCAACCCCAACACCGCCTAGTCCAAGTCCGACACCACCAAGTGTTGTTCCTCCTATACCTTCACCAGTTGATACTGAATGGACAGTAAGTTATAGTGAAAACTCAAAAGGTTGGCCTTCATTTTATTCTTATATCCCAGAGTATATGATAGGGATGAATAATTTCTTTTACACATTTAAAGGAGGTAATTTATACCAGCACAATGTAAATGAAAAAAGAAACAATTATTATGGTGAACAATATAACTCACAAATAACAAGTGTATTTAATCAAAACCCACTGGAAAATAAAGTATTTAAAACACTAAACTTGGAATCTAATGATGCTTGGGAATCTTATTTAGAAACTGATATACAGATAAATGGTTTTATGGAAGATGGTTGGTTTGAAAAGAAAGAAGGAGCTTGGTTTGCATATCTTAGACAAAGAGGCGAAGTGCCAGCACTTGAAGGGCAATACGCTATGAGGTCAGCTAATGGTATTGGTAAAACAAACAATGTAGCGATTACACAAGGTACAACAACTTTAAGTTTTTCAACTGACCCACTTGTATCTATAGGAAACTTTATTAGTGTAGGTGATTATGTATACCACTCACTACCACAATACACTGAAATTTCTTACGGTGGTATTGTGACACAGATAAATGTAGATTTACAGAACAATATAAATGAATTAATTGTAAGTACTACTTCAGCTGACACAGTTACTTTTCCGCTAAATGACCCATACATTATGTTTATAAAAAGTTCTGAGGCTGAATCTCATGGTTTACTAGGACATTATTGTATATTTACTATAACTAACTTTAATACTCAAGCTACGGAACTATTTGCAGTAGAGAGCGATGTAATGAAAAGCTATCCGTAAAAATTAGTATCTTTGTAAGTATAAAAAATTATTATGGCAAACCCTTTATTATTAGCAGCGGCAGGTGTACAAATTGTTGGCTCTATATTTAGTTTCGGTGAAGCAAAGAAACAGAGAGATGCAATGAAGAAAGCTCAGAATGCAGCGGCAGTAGCAGCAGCGGAAGCAAAAAAAGAATTATCAGTAAATTATATGAAAGGTTTATCAATTGCAAAAGAACCTTATGAATTAGAAAGAGAAGCTTTAGCACAGGCTGGAGCTAGTGCATTAGCGGCAGGTGTTGCGGGAGACCCAAGAGGTGCAGCAGCTACAGCAGGTAGGGTTGTACAGGCGCAGCAAGCGGGGTTAGCACGTCAGAGAGCAGCTATGTCGCAAGAGATGTCACAATTAGACAGGCTAGTAGCTCAAGAAGAATCAAGACTTGGTTCAGCAAGAGCGCAAGTAAGCTTAGCTGAAGCGACAGGAGCACAAGCAGCAGCACAAGACGCAATGAAAATGCGTGCTTATTATATGCAGCAAGGTTTTAGTCAATTAGGAGGAGGTTTATCAGGACTAGCTACATCAGGTTTATTAGACGGTAAAAAAGGAGGTGGTGATACACCTGACCCATTTGGTGGTTTTATAGGAGGACAAGCACCTGGTTTAGGCGTAGACATAAATTATGCCAATCAGGTTTTGAATTACTTGACGGAGTTACATCATTAGCACCACAGCCTTCAATAGATTATACTTCGATGTTTAGAGGACAATCAGAAACAAGTTAATTTTATGTCATATTACGGATACGAAAGATTAAGACCAGGGGATGCTTAGGCATAGATATGGCTACTGTTACTAAGAGTCTTAGTGACGATTTTAAAAGCATACGAACAAAAGAAGGCAGATGAAACAGCAGGTGTAGCAAACACAAGTCGTGAGTTTGCAGAGCTTCTAGGTTAAAATGCCTACAAGTTTTAATCATAGAATGCAATACTTTTTTTGGTGATACATCCAACAAGTAGCAATGCAGGCTGCAACTCAAAAGTCAACTGATGCAGTTTGCTAATGGGGTTATTGATAAAAGAAGCATTCGACATACGTATGGCTAACTTAAACTCTTCTAGTCTCCATGACAGTAGATTCTATGACTAAGTATTGCTGCTGAATGATAAACGACATATGAAGAAAAGCTTTCTGCTGCTGGAATGATGAAGTGCTGAAGACCTATTTAAACTGGAGCCAGCTTCAAGAGTTTGCTGACCTCGGTAATGTTAGCATGGCGTTTGACCCAGAGGCATATACATCTACCTTAATAAAAGTAAATCCACCAGATATAGCAAAAGGCACATCTAGTAGCTATGAGATGATGAATATAAACCAGTTTTACAATGGTGTTAATATGACGCCTGGTCCTATGTACGATACGAATGCTGCCATCACAAACACTTTAAATAGTTTGGGTGGGGTAAGAGATATCACAACTGCTGATGGCAAAAGAAGAGCAGGTATAATTTTAGAAGGTGCTGATGGGGATGAAGTAGTTGCTGATTTAGCACAGGCAATGTTAGGCCAGTCAAGAGATATGAGATTGTTTGCTATGGGCAACACTATAACAGACAAAGGTGCTGATGGGGATGAAGTAGTTGCTGACTTTGATTACGCTGCTATACCAATGGATGTATACGATACCGGAGGAAGTATTAATCAAGAAAAATTTAAAAAGTTACAGACGGATAACCCATATATATTTTATGAGGACCAGTCTGGTAGATTCTATGAGAGTGATAAAGCAAGAGAGTTGATATTAAAAAATGCAGGCGAGATGCTAAGAGGTGCTGCAGACTTTACAGCAGTAGACAAGCCTCCAGTTAAAACAACTAATGATATGGGTAAAGCATATGACAGGTTCAGATTAGGGCTTGAGCTTGTTAATAGAGCTGGTAAAAAAATACCGGATAATTTATTAAAGTTGGCTTTAACTGTTCCCGGTATGGATGCGGAAACTGCAGACACATTATTTAGTGACCTTACCTTTGAAGATAAAGATACTAGGACCACTACGCAACAAAAAGATGAATTAGAAAAAATTAGAAATAGAAAAATAGCAGCTGCATCAAACGAATGGTTTGAAAGTGTGTTCTTAAGAGAAGCTGTCAATGCAGAAGATGACGAAGGATTTTCTATAGATAAAATAAATGAATTTTTATTAGACACCCCATATACTGTTGATAATGAAACAAGAGAGGTAAAGTTTGGAGATGAAACAATTTACACTTTTGATAAAGAAAACTGGACAAATGATGAAGTGAGAGCCAGCGATATTAAAAACTTTAAAAGAAAGCTTAAAGCTCTTCTGGATACACAACAAGAGGTTCTTTTGTATTTCTCTGAAAATCCAGACATGATGACCAAGGATTGGGATAGCGATACAACTAAAGTAAAAACTGATAAATATAATAACCAGCCATAAAGCTAATGAACGAAGAAGCAATACAGGACGCATATAATCTTTTTACAGACGCTGGTTACGATGGAACTATAGAGGAGTATCAAGAATTAATCTCTACAAATCGTGATGCTTTCAGTGATTCGTTCGCTTTATTTTCTCAAGCCGGGTATAATGGAAGTGCAGATGACTTTACAACCTTGATAGGAGTAAAAAAAAAAGACATACCAGAAATAAATACGGATTCTTCATTGCTGGATGGTTCTTCGGATTTGTCAGAAGAAGAGTTACTGCAAAATAGTTTAGATTTAGATAAGACTAAGCAACAATTAAAAGCCACTGAAGGTTTAATTCGAGAAACAGGATTTTCTCCTGACTTATCTATCAAACAAGATTCTTTAAATAAAGAGGTTAGAGAGATTAAATAAAATTAAAAAGAACGCTCCAAGGCGTGAAAAACTTTCTAGCAATAGACCACCTCCAACAATTGAAGAAAATTTTGAGGACGAAACAATTACTACCGACCTTTTAGAAAGAAGGGAAAGTTATATTGTGCCAGAGCTTAATTATTTATACGGAGACCAAGGGTTTACATTTGAACAAGCAGATATACTGGGGCAAAAAATAAAAGTTACTGCTAAAAACGAAAAGGAATTACGTTTGAATATAGGAAAGCTACAAAACGAAGGTATAAGAAGTGAAGAGTTAAAAAAGTTTATTAGAGAAAATAAAGAAGAAAGTAAAGCTTTAGCTCAGCAAGATGTAAAGTATGAAGAAAATAAATTAAAATTAAAAAACGAGCAAGAGTACACGGAATCATGGGCCTCAATATCAAATGGAGCATCACAAATAATGGAGCAGCGTAAAGCATATTTGTCTAACAATGCAGAATTAGAAAAAGTTTTTGAAGACATAAACTCAATGACTCCAGAAGAACGTGAGTTAAATTTAGATTACATAAAACAATTTGGTGAATTGGTTGCAGAGCATAACATTAATGCTCAAAACATAAAAAATTCTGTTGATGCTTTAGTTGCGCAAGAGGAAGCGGTGTTAGTGGCAACAGGAAAATATATTGCAGCTAAACAACAACAGGGCACACCATTAGGATTAGCATTAAAAAAATTTAAAAAAGGTTTTTTAAGGGAGGGCTCTGAGTTTGTGCAAACAATTGCTATTGATTTACCCACACGTAATGTTCCTCTTAAACTACAAATGGGAGAAAAAAATTATAAAAATGAGTTAATTAAATATGCTGAAGAATATGGGTTTGGAGTACCAGAAAATATAGAAGAAATAACAACAGATGAATTGCAAGAATTTTATGATAAAGATTCTGATAGACGTGAAACAGTTACAAGTTTTACTAGAGGTATAGGCCCTGCATCTCAACAAGGTAGTGCATTTAAAGAAGAGATTATTCTACCTATGATTGAAGTTCTTAATGAAAAAATTATAGATGATAATCGAAAACAATTATCAGTAATACCTACAACCATAAGAGAAGATGTTATAGAGGAGTGGGGTGGAAAATCTATTTCTGAACAATATGAAGCCATGATGACAGAAGGTTTTTTGGTTAAAAGCTTTATATGGAGTAACTGAATCTTTACCATCATTATTTTTGCTGCTAACAAACCTCAACGATTAGCAATCTATATACACTAACAGCAAGTTTTATAGATGAACAGATGGATAATAATCCTGAGTTTGATAATGTGTCTGAGGTTGAAAAAAATCAGATAAAACTTTTGGTGGGTACAACAGGTGCAGCTTTAGAATTTTTTGGTTTTAGAAATATAATGCAAACAAAAAGGTATTGTTACTAGTGTTATTATGCGTGCATTAGGTAAAACACCAAAGGGTTCTGGGCCTACAGCTTTTAGAGATATGATAAACCAAGAGATAACATCATCGTTTACTAAAGGTGGGTTGATAATAGGAGCAGGTGCTGCAGCAGAATTTGAAACAGGATTTTTACAGCAAGTGTCAGAAGGGGTTATTAAAAACATGTATAATGACATGAAAGATAAAGACATGTTTGATACTCCTGAAATTTTCTCCTCTGAATTTCTAGCTGACGCTTTTGAGTCAGGAGCATTAGAAGCTGTTGGAGGTGGTTTTATTAGCACTATGCCCCGCAGTAGCTAACGCATACGCAACCAACACATTTAATCGTTTAACACCTCAACAAATGGAGGTTTTCTTAGCTATCAAGGATGACCCTAACATTAGTACTAAGGCATTGCTTTCTATGCTTAAAATTGATATTGCTAAAGGAGATTTAACTTTTGAACAAGCTGTTCAATTAAGAAATGATTATGATATGGCAATTGGTTTAGCTAAACAAGTTCCATCGAGCCTGTCACCTGAGTTGTATTTAGAAGCCATGAACTTACTTACAAGAAGAAAAAAGATTGAAGATGCAATAGAGGGTAAAGATAAAAGTTTAGTTAAAAATGATTTAAACGAAATACAAGAAATAAATAAAAGGCTAGAGCAATTAAAATCTCAACCAGAAACTGTTCAACAAACAGATGACCAGGCATTAGATGATATTTTTACAGACCCTGAAGAAGAATCAGCTCCAAAACAAAGTGCTTTACAAAACTTTTTTGGAAAAACATTACCGGATAGTGTACAAAAAATTGCTGATAACTTGTTTGTAAATACAGAAAACCAATCTACTAATCTTACATCATTTCAAACGAACATGAGGAAAATTAGTTAATGATATAGCTGTTAAAGGAGCTAAAGCTATAAGTAAATTATTACCTGACACTCGTATTCTATTACATGAAAACCAAAAAGAGTTTGAAAAAATATACAGAAAAAAAAGGAAGGGCTTATTATGACGCAAAAGAAAACATAATACATATAAATTTAGATAAAGCACGTGTAACAACTGTGCCACATGAAATTTTTCACAGTGTTTTAATAAGTAAACTAGAAACTGAACCTGCTATAGCAAAAGCTGCTATTACAATGATGAAAGCTGTAAGAAAATCTTTACCTAAAAACAGTGCTATAGTTTCAAAGAATTGATAAATTTTCAAAACAGTATGTTACTGATGGCAAGATAGATGTTCAAAATGAAGAGGCCTTAGCAGAACTAATAGGTATTATGGCAACCGAAGAGTATGCAGCTTTAGATAAGCCACAAAAAAATATTATTAATAAAATTTATAAAGGACTTAGCTAAAATAGTAGGGTTAGAAAATTACATATCAGAGTTTACTAAATCAGATGAAGACGTAGTTGATTTATTAAACACATTAGCAGGCAAAATTGCTACAGGAGAGGAAATAACAGAAGTAGATGTAGAATTATTAAACTTTAATCAAGAAGAACCTGGCCCTGTAGGGCCACCAGTAAAATTAAAAAAGCCAAAGGGTAGACAGCAAGTTGTTGACT